TAACTTGGGTTACACAATCCAAGAAGACGCTGATACTGGTAAGAAGAACGTATACATTGAAGGTATCTTCATGACTGCTGAAGCTAAGAATAGGAATGGACGTATATACTCCAGAGATATCCTAGAGCGTGCAGTAAGTAAGTACAATCAAGAACAAGTTATTACGGGTCGTGCAGTTGGTGAGTTGAATCACCCTGATGGCCCTTCCATTAATTTGGATAAAGTTTCTCACAGAATTACCGAACTTAAATGGGAAGGTAATGATGTAGTAGGAAAGGCATTAATATTAGATACTCCAATGGGTCAGATCGTAAAAGGTTTGGTCGAAGGTGGTGTTCAATTAGGTGTCTCTAGTCGTGGAATGGGTAGCCTCGAAACACGAAATGGCGCCAGCTATGTTAAGGATGATTTCATGCTTAATACAGTTGATATCGTTCAAGATCCATCTGCTCATAATGCCTTTGTAAATGGTATTATGGAAGGTGTTGATTGGACTCAAGGTAGTAGCGGCCAGTTCATCGAGGTAAGTGAATCAGGTGAGACTGAAATGATGGAACCGAAGGTAATTGTGGAAAAGGTGGATAACACTAATTCTGAAGTTGCTGGGTTTGAACATTTCCTCTCTAAACTATAACTCTGAAGGAGTATAAAATGTCTAAAGATATTATACAAGAAGATGTTGCTGCAGAGGTTATTGTTGAGGAAACTGTAGAAGTGGTAGTTGAAGAAACTATTACAGCTGAAGCTCCCCTAACAAAGGCTCGTACATTATCAGCAATTAACGCTTCTTTGACAGAAATGTCTAAAGAAGAACTGGACTCTATCTTCGAAGCAGCGGAAGCGGTTAAGGCGAAAGCTAAGACTGAAGACGATGAAGAAGATGATGAAGAAGGCGATGATGAAGAAGGTGAAGTAGAGAACGAAAAGAAAGAAGCTAAGTCTGCTAAGAAAGAAGAGAATTTCAAAGAAGACCTTGAAGCATTAGTTAAGGACGAAGAGTCTTTATCTGAAGGTTTCAAAACTAAAGCTGGAATCATTTTTGAAGCTGCTTTGCAAGAAAAGACTACAGCTAAAATCGCACAGTTGGAAGAGCAATACGCTTCTGACCTTGTTGAAGAAGTTGAAGCAATCAAAGAAGATTTGGTTGATAAAGTAGACGGTTATCTTAACTATGTTGTTGAGAGCTGGATGAAAGATAACGAAGTTGCCATCGAGCATTCTTTGAAGTCTGAAATCACTGAATCATTCATTGACGCTATGCATGGTGTGTTCTCTGAGCATTACATCTCGGTTCCTGAAGATAAGGTTGACGTTATTGACGCCCTATCAGAAGAACTTGTTGATGCTAAGGATCAATTGAATAACCTAACTGAATCTGCTAAAGAATTGACCGAGAAAGTGAAAACTTTTGAGAGAAAGACTATTTTAGATGAAGCTTGCGAAGGTCTTGCCGCTACTGAAGTTGGTAAATTAGCTAAGTTATGTGAAGGTCTTGAAGCCGACACTAATGCTGATTACGCTACTAAAGTTGCGACTATCAAAGAGTCTTACCTTAATAAAGACGAAGTGACTAGCGACACAGAAGTTGACGCAATCACCGAACAAAAATCTGTAACTGAAGCCGTTGTTGTTACTGATGCTATGGCATCGTACCTTGCTGCTATCAAACAAACTAAATAATTCTAACTGGAGAATCTAATGGAATTACAAGCTACACAACTACAAGAAAAATGGGCACCTGTCCTGAATTCTGAAGACGCATCAGTTATTTCTGATAGCCACAGACGTGCTGTTACCGCAGTACTTTTGGAAAACCAAGAGCAAGCTCTAAACGAGATCGCTGCTGGTTCATCTCGCGCAGGCGGTTCATCTGCTACTGGTAACATCGATAACTTCGATCCAGTATTGATTTCACTAGTACGTCGTGCTACACCAAACCTACTTGCGTTTGATGTTGCTGGTGTACAGCCTATGAAAGGACCTACTGGTCTGATCTTCGCTATGAAGTCTAACTACGCTGACGGTACTGCTGGTACTGATAACACTCGCGGAACTGCGGATGACGTTGCTCCTACTGAAGCATTGTTCAACGAAGCTGATACTTCGTTCTCTGGTTCTGGTTCTGCTGGTTCTGGTAAGGGTATGACTACAGCTACTGCTGAAGGCGATATCACTGGTACTATGGGCTTCGAGATTGCTAAAACTTCGGTTGAAGCTAAGTCTCGTCAACTAAAAGCTAACTACACTCAAGAATTAGCACAAGACCTTAAAGCTGTACACGGTCTATCTGCTGAAACTGAGCTTGCTAACATCTTGTCTACTGAGATCTTACACGAAATTAACCGTGAAATGATCCAGACAATGAACGTTGCTGCTAAAGTTGGTATGCACTTTAACGCTACTGTTGGCGCAACTGCCTCTGCTACTGTTTCTGTTTCTGACGGTCGTTGGGAAGTTGAAGTTTATAAAGCTTTGATTACTCATATCGAAAAAGAAGCTAACCAAATTGCTATCGACACTCGTCGTGGTAAGGGTAACTTTGCTATCATCGGACCTGGTGTTGCTGCTGCTCTTAACGCTACTGGTTCTGTACAGTACGGTAACACTGCTAACGTTGGAATGGAAGACGTTAACGGTAACTTGTTCCTAGGAACTTTGAATGGTATCAAGCTTTATGTTGATCCGTTTGGCGCTTCTGGAACTGTTACTATCGGTTATAAGGGTTCTAACGCTTATGATGCTGGTATCTTCTATTGCCCTTACGTGCCTTTATCTATGATGAAGACGATTGGTGAAGATGACTTCCAACCTCGTATCGGATTCAAGACTCGTTACGGTATGGCTACTAACCCGTTTGCTTCTGCTTCTGCAGCTTCAAACGTATACTACAGACGCTTCAACGTTACTGGCCTTTAAGCCTGACGTAAGTTAAGTAATATAATAATCCCCCTTAATTGGGGGATTTTTTTGATATAAATAAATGTATGACTACAAACTTCCTAAACCCGACATCATTCGTTCTCTCGTTAGATAGGTTAGAAAACCCTAACGCTGAGTTTACCGTCCAAACTATGGTTCTGCCAGAGGTTTCTGTTGACGGAGCACCGTATCAAACGCGCTCTAGAAACATAATGCTTAGTGCTGATAAAATAGTATATGGCCCATTCGATTGCACGTTCCTTGTAGATGAGGACTTAGCAAACTACCAAGAGATCTATAATTGGTTATATAACCAAGTAGATACTATTACTGATAGTCATAAAGATGTTACATTATCTATTATGTCCTCAGCGAATAACGTAATTAAACAAATTAAATTTGTGGACGCCCGTCCTACAAATCTTAGCTCTCTCCCGTTCGATATAACCACAGGTGATATTGAGTACGTGACTGCAGCTGTAACGTTCGAATATAGTTACTTCGAAATAACTTGACTTTCGACCTAAAATAAGGTATAATATTATGGCATATAGCGAACAAGTACTGGATCACTATGAGAACCCACGTAATGTAGGTAAGATGGATGAAACAGACTCGCACGTTGGTACAGGTATGGTAGGTGCACCAGCTTGTGGAGACGTAATGCGATTACAAATTAAGGTAAGTGACTCAGGTGTTATTGAAGATGCTAAGTTTAAAACCTATGGATGTGGTTCCGCAATCGCTTCTAGCTCTCTAGTTACTGAGTGGATGAAGGGTATGACATTAGAAAAGGCTGGTGAAATTCGCAATACACATATTGCCGCTGACTTAGCTCTACCTCCTGTTAAGATCCATTGCTCTGTATTAGCTGAAGATGCTATACAAGCGGCGATTCAAAACTATAAGAGTAAACACTAAGTGTCCATTACCATAACACAAGCTGCAGCTGATCACGTTACTAGTTACCTCTCTAATCGTGGGGCAGGACAAGGCGTAAGATTAGGTGTTCGGACTACAGGTTGTTCTGGTATGGCTTACACCATGGAGTTTGTTGATAAGATCTCGGATGATGATGAGATCTTTGAAGGTAAAGGTGTGAGGGTGGTTATTGATCCGAAAAGCTTATTGTATCTAAATGGTACAGAGTTGGATTACGCTAAAGAAGGGCTTAACGAAGGGTTCCAGTTTAACAACCCTAACTCTAAAAGTGAATGTGGTTGTGGTGAATCATTCAACGTGTAATTGAGCAGTATAAATAACTAATATATATTATTGAGGTAGATTATGATTAACATTGAAGACATTCTAGAGATGTGGAAAAAGGATTCCACTATCGACGAATTCAAACTGGACAATGCAACGATAACGAACGCAAAGATCCACTCCAAATATCTAGAGATGATAACCATCACTAAGATTCAGAAGAAAAAACGCGAGCAAGTATACAAAGAGCTGTTAAAGGCTAAGTGGTTATACTACAACGGAAAACTCTCAAAAGCTGAACTCGACCAATACGGTTGGGCATACGATCCTTTCAACGGGCTAAATAAACCATTGAAGGGTGATTTAAACTACTACTACGATTCAGACAAAGACATACAGAAGTCTCAAGCTGACATCGAATATTACAAAGTATTAGAAGACACCTTAAAGGAGATATTAGATACTATTAGATGGAGACATCAATCTATCTCAAATATCATTAAATGGCGAGCATTCGAAGCAGGGACCTAAAATGCCAGATCTAGTGGTAAGTGTTAAAAATAATGTTTACCTGATTGTTGAATGTGAAGACAAAGGAATACTACACGAGCTTTCCGAGTTCTTTACCTTCTTCGTTCCAGGATATAAATTCGTACCATCATTCAAGAACAAGATGTGGGACGGTAAAATAAGACTTCTCAATATGAGGAATCAGGAGGTGTACGCTGGTTTATTTCGGTATATTGTACAGTTTTGTAATGAACGTGACATACCAATTGTTTTTGAGGATTCTAATTCTCATTACTACGATCGCCCTGATATTATCTACGATAGTGATGTTAATTGGATGGACCAACTCCCTATTTCATCTGGGGGCAAGAAGATTACACCGAGGGATTATCAAAGAGATGCGGTCGAGTATGCCCTGATGAATCGTAGGGGATTGCTAATATCTCCTACAGCGTCAGGTAAGTCCCTTGTTATATACCTTATGATGAGATATTTCTTAGAGTATAATAAAGACAAGGTGTTGTTGATAGTACCAACCACTTCACTAGTTAAGCAGATGTACGGTGACTTCGCTGATTACTCTCAGTTCGACGAAACGTTTAACGTAGAAGATAACTGTCACCAAATCATTGCAGGTTGTGATAAAGGTCATAAAGAGAAGAGGGTTTATATCTCTACGTGGCAGTCAATTTACAAGATGCAAGGCGGTTACTTCCAACAGTTCGGAATGGTATTGGGTGACGAAGCCCATAACTTCAAAGCCAAGTCTTTAATATCTATCCTAAGTAAGTGTACAGAGGCTCGATATAGATTCGGTTTAACTGGTACTCTAGACGGTTCTCAAACACATAAGCTAGTATTGGAAGGTTTGTTCGGTCCAATTAAGAACGTAACTACCTCTAAGGCTCTTATTGATAGAGGCGATCTAGCTGAGATATCTATTGATGTTGTGTTACTTAAACACCCTGTTGAGCAATGCCAGCTAGTATGTAAGATGAAGTACCAACAAGAGATAGACCACATAATCTCTTATGGACCTAGAAATACTTTTATCAAGAACTTAGCACTGGATCAAGAAGGTAATACGTTAGTGCTGTTCAATTTCGTAGAGAAGCACGGTGTACCTCTATTCAGGATGATAAGTGAAGCGGCTCACGAGAAGCGTAAAGTCTTCTTCGTATCGGGTAATACCCCAGCTGATATAAGAGAAGATATAAGAAAGGTTACTGAGACCGAGAAGAATGCTATACTAGTCTGCTCTTTCGGTACGTTCTCTACTGGTGTTAACATCAAGAACTTACATAACATTATCTTCGCTGCTCCGTCAAAATCCCAAGTTAGGATCTTACAGTCTATAGGTCGTGGCCTACGGAAGTCGGATAGAGCTACTAAGATATTCGACATTGCTGATGATCTACACCATAGAAAGACTAAGAACTTCGCCTTAACACACAGTGCTGAAAGGATTAAGATATATGCTAAAGAGAAATTCGTTTTCAAAATACATGAAGTACAACTATGAAAGATGATATCAAACACACGTCAGATTTGCCAATAAAATATTTTAAGCTTATTACTGGGGAATCTATTATAGGGTATGTGTATGACTCTGCAGTAGAGGATGGTGCTGTACTTAAGATAGAGGAACCAATGGTCGTAAGTATGAATCAACACTACGAATACGAACTCGTACCTTGGTTTCCATTCTCTATAAATAACTTACACTGTATAGATGTTTATAATATACTAAGTGAAGATGACGTAGCTGACCACATTAAGAAGATATATATGCGACTAGTTCTAGAGAAGTATGATACGAGTGAAGCTGTATTAGATGATGAACCTATTGAAGATCCTAATCCTCTACTCCATTAACATATGTACCCCGCCGTCAAACTCAAGTTTATTATAACCTATTTTCACTGAGAAATCAAGTTTATTATTAAAATAAATTAAACTTTACTTTACACCATAAATGCGGTACAATAGGTGTATATTGATTGATAAGGAACATTAGAAATGACTGAAAAGATTAAACCAAAGGACAAACCCCATTACGTTAATAACCGAGACTTCTCGTATTCGGTTGTTGATTATGTGCAATCTTGTATTGATGCTGACGCATCGGACGAAGTCCGACCTAAAGTAACAGACTATATCGCCACATGCTTTATGAAGATCTGTGAAGGCTTATCTCATAAGCCTAACTTCATCCGTTACACATACCGTGATGAGATGGTTATGGATGGTGTAGAGAATTGCTTAAGGGCTATTCATAACTACAACATTGATGCCGCTACTCGTACTGGTAAGCCTAACGCTTTCTCCTACTTCACTCAAATAGCATTCTTCGCCTTTGTTAGACGTATCACCCGTGAGAAGAAACAGGCTGATATTAAAGTCCAATTCTTGGAACAGGCTGACGTTGAACAATTCATTACTGGTATTGACGCTAACTCCCCTGTTGATCAAGCTTATGTTGACGGTCTTCGTAATAAGATTGCCACCATTAAAGTTAAAGACGAAGCCATTAAAGAGTTCGGTAAGGAAAAAGCTAAAGCAGAAAAGAAGGGTCTCGAGAACTTCATTAAATGAGGTTGTTAATAGTAGGTGATGGCGTAGTAGGTGGGTCTGTATCCAACGCACTACAACATAACCACAAGATAACCAAATTAGACCCACCTAAAGGTCTAGGTCACGATGTAGATCTATTCGACCTAAACCTATTCGATGGTGTTATTATATGCGTTCCAACCCCAGCAAATCGTGACGGTTCCTGTGACGATCTATTAGTACACAATTACATAAACCAAATCAGAGTTGGTGATACGGATATCCCTATCCTATTGAAGTCAACAACCTCTATTGAAACCCTCGAACTATATCAAAACGACCCACACCTAACGTTCAACCCAGAGTTCCTTACTGAGAGTAATGCGCATCAAGAATTCCTTAATCAAAGGTTCGCTATATTCGGTGGGGCTGAATCTAGGTTCTGGTATGAGTTGATTGTGACATCGGGGGTCTCTATAGGAACAACAAGGTTTACCGATATTATGAAAGCAGGTTACGCCAAGTATGCTATCAATACGTTCTTGGCTACTAAGGTTGTATTCTTTAATGAGTTAAAAGCGATGTATGGAGGTAGTGATTTTGATATGTTGACCGACCTAATCGGATTAGACGATAGGGTAGGTTCTTCTCATATGATGGTTCCAGGACCAGACGGTTCAGCAGGATATGGTGGGATGTGTTTCCCTAAAGACACAAACGCGCTTCTGATGTCATCAAAGCGTAAAGGACACGAGCTAACCTTATTAGGTAAGGTTATTGAAATCAATAATGAATTAAGGAACGATTAAGATGGATGAACCACAAGCATACGGACAGATGGACCAAGTAACGATTATGCCACCACAGGCTGATTTGTTATTGAGAGATATTTACATTTTCATGGGTGATGTTACAATGGGTTCTTGTTTACCCGTTATCGAGTGGATTATTTCCGCTAACTTAGCTGACAGACCTCCGCAGGAACTTACACTAGCTATTTGCTCTAGAGGTGGAGACTTAAATGCCTGCTTCGCATTGGTAGATGTAATGAAGGGTTCTAAGATACCGATTAAAACAGTAGGTTTAGGCATCATTGCTTCGGCTGGACTTCTTATGTTTATCTCTGGCACTAAAGGTCGACGCACGTTAACCCCTAACACCGCTATACTTTCGCATCAATATTCGTGGGGTTCTGTTGGTAAGGAACACGAATTGTTCGCTAAGGTTAAAGAGATGGAACTAATGACTCAACGAGTTATTGACCATTATAAGAAGTGTACTAAGCTAAACGACACATTAATCAGGAAGCACTTACTACCTCCTCATGATGTTTGGTTATCCGCTAAGGAAGCCAAGAAACTTAAGATATGTGATAGTGTAGAGGATATGTAAATGAAAGTTGGATTCACTTGTTCACCGTTTGACCTGTTACATGCAGGTCATTTAGAAATGCTTCGTGAGTGTAGAGAGCAGTGCGACTACCTCATAGTTGGGCTTAATATTAACCCGAGCAAAAGGGGTAAGTATCCAATCCAAAGCGTTGTTGAACGACATATCCAACTTTCTGGTATCAAGTACGTTAACGAGATCATCCCTTATTCTACGGAAGAAGAGCTGATCTCTCTATTACTATTAAAAAACCCTGACATAAGGTTTGTCGGGGAAGATTATAGAGATACCAATTTCACTGGCGATCAGCTAGATATTGATGTCTGTTATAATACACGTAATCATAAGTTCTCTTCATCGGAACTTAAGCGTAGGGTTATTGATAGTGAGTCTGAAGAGGTTGTGACAGGTTCTGCCTTGGTTAAGGAGAATGATGTATACACTGTACGTGATAATACAACCTTAGATAAGTTAACATTATCATCCACCGTATTACACCCTCTACAGAAAACTAAAGGTCACTACCACGACGATGTAGATGAAGTATATCATTTTATATCTGGTTCTGGGATTATGACTATCAATAGTGACGACCGCAAAGCTTTACATGAGGTTAAAGGTAATAGTTTTATCACTGTTAACGGTGGTGACTATCATCAGGTAGAGAATACGTCTCCTGAAGAAGACCTCGTGTTCGCCTGCACATTCAACGGGAAAATAAGGAATCACTGATGTTATATCATAGAATACTATTAACTGGCCATGACGGGTATATTGGTTCACACCTAATGCCTTACTTGGAAGATCTCGGTTACGAGGTAGATCCTTATCTTGGAGATATCGCTGATTTCTCGGTTAACCTATTCGATGATTATGATATGGTTATACACTTGGCTGCTCTAGCTGGGGTTAGACGATCTGTTGAGATACCAGACGAGTATTATAAAGTAAATGTGGACGGTACAAGACGAGTTATAGAGGAATGCTCTTTCAGTAGAACTCCTCTGTTATTCGCCTCTAGTTCTAACGCTAAAGAGTGGTGGACTAACCCGTATGCTGTGACTAAGAAAATCACGGAAGAGTTAGCTAAACACACCAACGCTATAGCATTCAGACCACATACCGTATATCCAGGTCGACCAGATATGCTGTTCGATCAATTACAAAAAGATCCTAATTCTATTAAGTACATCAACGTAGACCACACAAGAGATTTCACTCATATTGAAGATTTCTGCTCTGCGTTGTTGACTTTAATAGAAAACTATAGTATAATAGTAGATAAGGTTGTTGATATAGGTTCGGGTGTTCCTGTCCGTGTTATCGACGTAGCCAAGGCATTCGGATGGGAAGGTGAAGAGATTACTACACCTACTCCGCAGGAACGTGTGCATACTAAAGCAGACTCTACATTATTAGCTTCCCTTGGATGGAAGCCTGAAAAGGATATATTTGATGAAATCCGTAATACTAAATGATACACATTGTGGGGTAAGAAACTCTTCTGAGATATTCATTGATTACCAAGAAAGGTTCTACAGTGAAATATTCTTCCCTTACTGTATCAAGAACGGAATAAAGAATATCATCCACTTGGGTGACTATTACGATCACCGCAAACACGTTAACTTTAAAGCGTTAAACGCCAACCGCAGGATGTTCCTAGAACCGATGGTAAAGCTCGGTATGACTATGGACATAATCCCTGGAAACCACGATGTGGTTCATAAGAATACTAACGAGCTATGCGCCTTGAAGGAGCTGCTTGGGTATTACACCTCTAACGTCAATATCATAATGAAACCTAAGACGGTGGGTAAGTTAAACTTCCTTCCGTGGATCAATCCAGAAAACTACGATGAGTCTATGAAGTTCGTTAAGAACGCAAAGGGTATTATACTAGCCCACTTAGAACTCGAAGGGTTCGAGATGATGAAGGGCGTGATGCATCCTGGAGGTCACGGGATGAGTGCTGACATATTCAAACACTTAGACCTCGTATTGTCTGGTCATTACCATACTACCTCTCAGGTCGGAAACGTTCGTTATCTAGGCTCTCAAATGGAGTTTACTTGGGGTGACTGTGATGATAGTAAATACTTCCACGTTCTAGATACTGAGACTGGTGATATTGAACGTGTACTAAACCCCATAACAATCTTCGAGAAGATCTATTATAATGATGAGAAACGTCCGTGGGTTACTGGTGAAGATCTATCACAGTACGTTGACAAGTTTGTTAAGGTTATTGTAGAGACTAAGTCTAACCCGTTTATGTTCGATAAGCTTATAGACGGTTTGTCTAGTATCAATACGCACGAACTTAAGGTTGTAGAGAACTTCTCTGAATTCCTAGGTTCAAACGTAGTAACGTCTATTGAAGATGTAGAGAATACCACGGATCTTATGAGTAACTATATAGATGCTGTGTCTACTGATTTAGACAAAAACGAACTCAAGTCGCTAATGAACTCGTTATATAATGAAGCGTTGGATATGGAGATACAATAGTGATTACGTTTAAGGAACTGACTTATACTAACTTCTTAGCAACTGGTGCTAACGCTGTTACAATACAGTTAAACAAGGCTAAATCAACACTCATCGTAGGTACTAACGGCTCAGGTAAGTCCACTATTCTGGACGCTCTGTCGTTTGGATTGTTCGGTAAGGCTCACAGAAACGTATCAAAGCAATTGCTAGTTAACTCTATCAACGGTAAGGGTTGTGTCGTTTCTATCTCGTTTGAAGCCTCTGGTCAAGAGTTTAAGATCATTCGTGGTATTAAGCCCAACATATTCGAGGTCTGGCAGAACGGTGAGATGATCGATCAGTCAGCTTCAATGCGTGATTACCAGAAGTTCTTAGAGCAGAACAT